AACATGTTAAATTTTGGACCATTTAAAAAATACACACCGGATGTGCCGGTCATTACTGAATCTTCCACTGACGAAGAAAAAGTAGAGGTCGCCAGACTACAGTCGCTCAATGACATGAATATTATTTTCGTCCGTTGCAAAAGCGGTCAGGACTGGTATGAATCGCAAAAACTGTATTCACCAGACACAATGAAAATTGTGTACGACGAAGCAGGTCGGGTAGTCAGCTTTGACACGGACGCTTCAAAACTGTGGCCGATCAACTGCTGGGTGGCAGAGGTAGACGCTTCCTGTATTCCAGAAGGCATGGATAGATTAGGCGGGTGGGTTTACCGTAATGGCAAAGTGGAGGCTTATAAACACTCTGCCGCAGAGCTGCAGGAAATGGCTGAGCGCACCAGAAGTTTACTGCTGGCAAAAGCGCGGGCCTTTATCAGTGACTGGCAGGCGGAGCTGGCGCTTGGCATCCTTCCTGATAATGACAAGGTGCAGCTGGTGGAGTGGATGGCCTACATCCGGCAGCTGAAAGAGACCGATATCGGCAACGTGCCGGAATCTGCCTGGCCTTCACCACCAGCAGCAATCTGATCCCCTCAAAACAGCGCCTCCGGGCGCTGTTTTTCTTTACCTCTCTAAATTACAGACTCCGTACTCTCACGCCACCTGATTACCAGGTGCTAAGGGGGGTATGTGACCGACGTAGAAAAAATGCTCGCGGTTTCGCTTCTCCTGTCTTTGCTAAGCGGCACAGGCGTATTCCTGCTGGGAGTACGCGAATACCGGATCAAACCAAATGTATTCAATTTCACCACCGAGCTGGTGCTGGCGCTGATTACCGGACTGACGGCTTATTTTTTTGCGCGACAGCAAGGACTGGACGAAATCGTGATTTACCTCGCCGTGTTAGTTGCAAGCAACAACTGGCGTGAACTCTCAACTGTATTTAAAGAACGACTCATTGCGGCAATAAACGGCGTATTTGGGTCAAAAGGAGGCTCCGGCCAATGATTGATTACCAGAATCTGTTTATTACAGCGATGGCCGCGGCGATGGTATTTGATCGCTGCGCAATTGCTCGTAAAAAAGTGGCATTACTGAGTTGCGGTGTAGCGGTGGTACGTGACAACGCGCTGGCATTCCCGGTCCGCTTTAACATTGCCTGCGCGGGCAAACTGGCGGGGGCAAAAATTGAGTACTGGCTGCGCGACAGTAACGACCCGACAGTGGTTATCTCCGGCAAGCAGCGCACACTCGACCTCTCACCCAAAGGCGTGAGTGAGGAATTTCTGCTGATCGATACGCGCTATCTGGAGCCTGGTGAATGGTATCTGACGGTGCGCGTCACGCATGGCAACAGCCGCCTGAACCCGCTTTACCGAATCTTCCCACTGCAGGATACCGTCACCAGAACCTATCAGCTTAGCAAGTCAGAGCAGGGGGAATATCGTGTCGAATCCTAAGACCTACGTCCTGCTGAGCTTTGACGAACTCAACGAGAAAGGACTGGTGAAGCTGAAAAAGGCGATCGCTACCAGCGGCTTTGAGATAGCCAAAATCACAGCCGCCGGCGCAGCCCGGAAAAAGGATGGCGTACTCACTAAAACTTTCAGCCTTACCGGTATGGACGAGCAGGTTATGACCGTGCAGGTCAACGACAGCGGCGACATTTCCGGCCTGAAGCTGAACGGCAAAAACGTGCCGTTTACCCACGTCACAACAATCCCCGATTTGGGACGCCAGCTGGCCGGGTTATTCAAGAAAGGCTCAACGGCATTCCAGAAGGCACTGGCGCGCAAAATGGCACGCGCCGCCGCCAGCAAGGATGACTCACCGCAACCAAAACGCGGCGTGAAATCATCGGTGCAGTTGCTGGCCGAAGTGCGCCAGCAGCGTGACGCCTACAAAGCGGGGATCGCGGAAACCCAGGCGAAGGCAGAGCAGCTGATGCGGGATGCCGATGCGGCACAGAAAAACGCGGACAGCTTACAGACCGAGCTTAATCAGGAGCAGGCGATCACCCGCCAGCTGAAAGAGCAGATCGCCCAACTGGAAGAGGCAGCAGAATGAATGAGATTTTAAGCAACCGCATGGTGCTGGACCTGCAGAGCCACACGCCGGGCGCAATGCTGGCGCAGGCGGTTTACGACGGCCTGATGACCGGCAGCAGCGCGGATATGATGCTGGAAAGCGCCATTATCGACGATATCGATCACACCTACCTGGCAAATGAAAGCCTGGTGCCGGGTGCAATGTTTGAGGCGATCAGCACCGAGCGCATGCGTCTGGCGCAGACCATGCGCGCCTTCGTGAAGGCCTTAAACCGTGGCCTGAATGGGACCAATATCAGCGCCGGTACGGACGATGCAGGCGCGGATACGACCGGGCAGAAAACTGTGGGCGGCGCGGTGATTGGTAAAGTGCGCCGTGTGGCCAGCATACCGGTTATGAGTGCGCTCATTCCATTATCAGACGGCCAGAGCGTGTCGCTGGTATTCCACTCTCCGACCGCTGACAACGGCAAGATCCGTAATCAGGATACGCTGGTGGCTTTTCAGTTCCTGATCAACAAGCGTGACGTGACGCACATCGTGGCCCCGATTGGCGGACGGGATGTGTCGCTGCAGCAGGTCACGCAGGCGCTTTCCAACCTGATCGAGAAGAACAGCGGCAAGTTCGCAAAGCAGAAGGATGCTCAGACGAAGCTGCGCGCAGAAGTGGAAACCACACAGGCCGAAACTGACAAGCTGGCAGAGCAGCAGTCTGCGCTGCTGGAAGTGGTTGATACACAGACCGCACGCGTGCAGATGCAGCAGGATAATGAGCAGACGCTGCGCGGCAAAGTCGCAACCCAGCGCCAAATTAACGCCGACCTTACTGGCCAGCTGGCAGCGCTGCAGCAGGCGAAACCCACTGAGCCGGAAAACAAGGACACTTTCAGCGATCGCACTATCCAGGTTAAGGCGCGTATGAACATGGACGGCCAGGCGACTCTGAGTAACGGCGCAACGGTCCGCTACCATGCCTATGACCAGAATGGCGAGCTGGAAGGCAAGGTGATCATTACCGAAGCCGATGGAACCACGTATGAAATGGCGTCCAAATCCAGCCAGGGCGCGGAAATGGGTAAAACAGCAACCAAACTGCTGAAGGCCTACCGCACCGGCGCGGCAGAGCCATATCGCGTCGCGGCAGGTGCGGCAGCGCTGGTAGAGCCTGAAGCAACACCAGGACAACGCAAGCTGTCAGCGCGTGCTACTGAAATGACCAAAGGTGAGGGCGCGGAGCGTGACGGGCGCTTGCTTATGTCAGTTGAGGGGCCGGAAGACTTCATGCGTTATGCAGAGAAGGAGCTGGATAAAGATTTCACTAACTCTCAGACCGAAGAAGCTGGCGAGAAAGAGGGTGATATCGCGCTGTTCTACGGAGTGGATCGCGGGGATAAGTCGCTCTTTATGGCAGCGTGGAAGCAGATTAAGGCCGACTGGATGAATGGTGCTGAGTTACCTGAAAAAGAACCCGCACCACAGCCGCAACTAGAACCACAGCCAGAGCCACAACCCGAACCTGTTAAACCCGCAGCCGTCTGGCGTTATGCGCTGGTAAATCGGCCAGTGGGTATCGGCGCGGTACCGCCTGAATATGCCTCCGTTGACGACCAGCCAGCAGAAGGCCAGCCATATAGCGGCGTTGCACGTAACGGCATCATTTCCTACGAGCGTCAGCTTACTGACAAGGAGATTGCTGACTTTGAGCTGAAGCTGATCCCGACGCATGCGGATCTCGATGCGCAGGCCGTAACCGTGGCCGACAAGATGAGCGATTACGCCGCGCAGTATCTGGAAATGTCCGCAGAAGACCCGGACACCTACGCAAAACAGGTGCGCATGGTTGCCCGTAAAAATCTTACTGGCGTGGCCTATCCCGAAGGTGAAGACTTGGCCTATTTCAATCAGGCCATTAACGCCAGATTGCAGACCCTGGCAGCAGGTGAACCAAAGCAGGAAGAGACTGACGTGACTGACGATCGTGAAAATACAGACCCGTTCTGGATGGCGGCGAAACGCCTGGGCGATCTCGTAGGCTGGGCGTCTGACCTGGTAAATGCCTGGGCCGAAGCGCTGGGTTATGGCAGTGAGCAGATGAAGCAGGCGGCGGACTATGTGGAAGCTAATCAAAGCCCTGAGTATCTGAAGGCTGTAGAAGCCGCGATGATCACCGGCAAGCGTATTCCGCTGGTGGAGGAACTAAGCACCTCTGAGCCAGATCCAGCACCGCAGCCAGAGCCACAACCAGAACCGCAGCCGGAGCCGGAGCCAGTGCCAGAAGCAGACACCGAAGCGCAGAAGGCGATTGATTACCTTCAGGGGCTTACCTCACTTGATACCGACGATATGGACGTGATCCGTGCTGGCCGTACCCAAGTCCGTGAGGCCATTGCCGCACTGACGGCCGCGGGTGTATTCGATGAAAACGAATCACTGGTTAATGACGCCGTGCAGCACCTGAGTGATCTGCTGGTGGCCGTGCAGCGTAATGGGGTGGCCGCATGAGCTTAACCGCACTGCAAAAGCTGGATTTAGCCGACCAGCTTGACGAGCTGATTATCAAAGCCCCGACCGTTAAGGGGCTGGACCTTCTGGATCTAAATGACCAGATGGAGGCGATCATGCTCCAGCTGGGGTATGGCACTGCGCCAGCACCCGCCACCAGCGAACCGGCACCCGCGCCGGTAACTGAGCCAGAGCCGGAACCCGTGAAGGATGATCAGCCCGTTCCCGAAGTGGTTACTGACTTTCTGGCCGGTAAGTTCACCAGCCAGGCGCAGCTTGATTTTGTCGAGACACTGCGCCGCATCGGTGACTACATCGGCGTTTATCTGGAGCTCGACGACGCGAGAAAACAGACAGCCAGCTGGATAGCGGCCAGCGGCCTCGCTGCTTAACCATCACCCCGTTTCGGCGGGGTTTTTTATTCCCGGAATCAAAATGCTGAACGAGAAATTACGAAATTTGCTGAGCGACGCTGGCAGCATATTTGCCCTGATCGGGCTGGTGGGCTCACTGCGTAAAGCGCAGACCATAACGGGGCGATCGTCATACGTTGTCACCGGCAAAGGGCAGGAAGTGAAGACCGCGTTTAAGGTGGTGGATGCGCGCCACCTGATTATTTCCAACAACCTCGACGGCACCATAAACCCGCTTTTCCCGGCTGAACTACAGCCACGCGACCGCACCCGCCTGACCAGCAAAGTGCAGGTATCCAAAATCGCGGGCAACCTTCGACCGGCAAAGTTGACCGATTCAGGCATGAGCAGCCACGGCGCGCCAATTGTGGGCGCTGATAATGTGGTTGAGTCAGGCAATGGCCGTTCGATGGGGATCACTCGTGCCTATGAGCAGGGGCAGGCCGACGAGTATCGCCAATACCTGATTTACCACGCTAAAGACTATGGCCTGAAGGCATCCGATATCGCGCAGATGGATATGCCAGTACTGGTGCGTGAGCGTATTACTGATGTTGATCGTGCGCAGTTTGCGAAAGACTCCAACCTTTCGGATTTGCAGGAAATGGCCGCGAGTGAAAAGGCTTTTGTTGATGCTGAAATGCTCGACGAGCGTCTGATGGCCATCTTCAATCCGTCCGACGACGGCAACCTTCTTACGCGCTCAAATGACGGCTTTATTCGGGCGTTCATGAAAGAGATTGGCGACACTGCGACGGCAGGGCTGCTAACCGAAGACGGGCGCCCGACGAAGCAGCTGATTGACCGCATGCAGAATGCGATCTTTGCCCGCGCCTACAAAGACGAGCGCCTGGTTAAGCTGGTATCTGAAGAGCCCGATCCAGAAATGCGTAACATCCTGACGGCGCTCAACACGGCGGCAAGCGAGTTTGCACAGATGCAGATGCTATCCGGAGACGTTCACCGGCAGGCCGTCACCGGGCTGGTGGACGGGGTGCAGTCGGTTGATGGTCTCGACCAGCAGGCAATCGCCGCGCTGCAGGATGCTATTAAGCTTGTGCGCCAGGCTAAAGACAGCGGACAGGCCATACAGGAAGTACTGGCGCAGCAGGGATTATTTGAAGAATCCAGCAAAGAGGCCGAAGCGCTGGCGCTGTTTATCGTGGCAAACAACCGCAGCGCAAAACGTATCGGGGCCGCGTTTAAAAAGATGGCGCGAAAGATCAACGACGAGCTGTTACACCAGCAGCAGGCGTTGGGGGATATGTTCGGCGGCGGTGAGCTGACGCTGAATGACGTGCTAACGGCTGTATCAGGAGAAATTGAGGAGGAATTTGGTGAAGGGAAGGGGCTAAGCTTTGCCATTTTCGAGTCTGTCAGCGCGCAGGCAACGAACTAATTTTACTGGTTCATAATATGCGTCAGCTCAGACTTGAGCTGACGGTTTTCACTGGCTACACATCATTAAATCTGACCGTCTGCTTTGAGCGAGGAGCGGACATCAACGTATCTGTCAAAATTGCAAATCTTAGCCGCGATTTCCAGTAATTGGCAGTTGGTGGTTCATGATGAAGATCATAGCCCAAAAAAATAAAGGACAATATTTTTTAATTTCCAACATTTCTCGTCATTGTTTTTAATATAAAAGACCCAGATGATAGGGTCTTTTATTATATGGCTTAATCACAGGCCACAGCAGTAAATTATATTTTATCTGAAGCGTTCGAATAATGCCCCTAATTTATCAGCAGGTATGTCTTTGACCTGTGCTCCTTGACGTTCCACCCATTTTCCGTTCCAATGAGAGGGAGATTCTTGGCCCTCTATCTCGAAAACGAAAACCGTCTTATCATAATAACGTACGCATTTAAGGTGATTATAAACATAAGATCTTAATGGCTCTGAAATTCCCGAACGCCCCACTCTATCAGAGATGTCTTGGAACATTTGATCTAGGTTTTTACCACTTCTATTAGCTTCATGATCGACCCCGGTTATATGAAAACCATTATATGAGATGGCTCTGCTTCCAAAAATTTCTAATACTCTAGCTGCTGTCTTTGCCGTTTCAGCTACACCTACTACCACATAACCTTTATGTCCTTTACCAATGTTAGCGATAGCAACACAAGTTTCCATTATTTTATCGAACGAACTTTCATCGAAGGAAGGATTAGGATCTAAAGTGAAAAATCCTTGTTTGAAATCGTAGGCTGTCTGTTCAGTAATTGAATTTGTAAGCAAGTTTTGGAGTTTAGTTATCCAATGAACTTTCGCTGGATCTGGATTGTGATCATTCTCAACAAAACCTTGCACCCAGCCAATAACGGAATCGATCATTCTGCTTCGATTATCAGCCCCCCATCGGCCACCATCTTGAACTTGGATGTTCTTTCCACAATCCCTTAATCTTGCAATAAGCCCTGCACTATCAGAGATAGCCATACTCTTTTTAATTATCAAATCATGAAGGGCAAGGAAAACCACTTGGAAATAACGAGGTACTGGATTACCTCCATTTCCATTAGGGAAAATTAACCCTGAGAAAGTCGTCTGAGCCTGACTTAGAAGTAGAATCA